GTGCTAAAAATCATCGTGAACAATACCGACGTTGCAAGCGAGTTGATTGGGTTGTTGCGGGAGATTCCCGAAACATCCATGAGCCAGGATTTTGCCGCGGCATTTGTGGCCTTGTGCACGATCCCAACGATTGATGCAAATTCCCTCCTTGACCATGAGCAACTACGGCCGATTGCATCCGAGTTGATTCAATTGCAGCCCATAGATGACCAACAAACCGAAACCGTTTTCCAAGACTTCCAACGGCACCACCTTGATTGCCTCATTGCCGAATGCAGGCAGCGAATGAAGTTGGATGCAGATAAGGACAAGTGGCTCAAGAAAATGCAAACCCTCGTTGCATTGCGTCGGCAAATGTAGCCGACCGTTTTGCTTGCGTTGGTTTGGCGGCGTGTGTAGGTTTGGGGAATGGAAAACAAGAATACTTACACGAAATTCTGTGCAAATGTCTATGTGGCAAAATGCACCCAGATGCACCAAAAGGGAAGCATTATTGAAGTTGAAACCAAGCACGGCAAGGTCAATGAATGTGAAGTACACAACCTTGTTGGAAGGCAAGGCGAATTCTATTTCTATTCGATCACACGCGCCGATGGGTTCAACACTCAAGAACGGGCAAGGCGTAAGGCGGAGCGATTTGAGAATGCAGCCGACAACTCCATCAAAAAGGCCAAAGCAGCCCATGAAGCATCAAACGAGGGCCGCGACTTTCTTTCATTGGGAGAGCCTATCAAAATCGGGCACCATTCCGAAAAGAGGCACCGTGCATTGATCGAACGCAATCACAACCGCATGGGCAAAAGCATCGAACATGGGCGCAAAGCCGAGGAACAAGCCGAACGCGCCGCCTACTATGCCTCGTTGACCGACAAGATTGATTTGTCAATGCCTGAATCAATTGAATTCTATGAATTCAAAGTTGAAGAGGCAAAAGCGCAACACGAAGGCCTGAAAAACGGCACCATTCCCCGTCAACACAGCTTTGATTTACAGTACGCGAACAAGGCAGTGAAGGAAGCTGAAAAGAATCTCGCACTTGCCAAACGCCTTTGGGCATAAATCACGAAACGGTATTCAAAGAATAAGAGACAGTTATGAGTACAACTAAATTTGATGCGCTGCGAATGCAGTTATGCAAGCAGTATGATGACGTTGTAGATGCAGCAGCACAAGACGACAAGCGCGTAATGCGTAACGCCTTGGATGCCATGCACAGCACCGTCAAGGCAATGGCAGAATTCGATGGGGACGTTCAGTTGTTCCCGTTGCCGGCCAATTATTCCACCCTCAACAGGTATATTCCATGAGCGACTACGAAAAATTCATTCTTTCAAAAACCCACTCCACAGGCAACTTTGGATTTTCTCCAATTTGGATGCCTGAATGCACGTTTGATTTTCAACGGCATATCATTGAATGGGCAATGCTCAAAGGCCGTGCTGCACTGTTTGCAGATACAGGACTTGGCAAGACGTTGATGCAACTCACGATTGCCGAAAACATCATTCGCAAAACCAATGGCCGGGTACTGATTCTTACCCCGTTGGCGGTTGCCTTCCAGTTCATCAAAGAGGCTGCAAAGATTGGAATTGGAGATATTTCGTATTGCAAGGATGGTGACATGAAAACAAAGATCATCGTCACCAACTATGAACGCCTTCACCATTTTCAACCGGATTCGTTCGAAGCTGTGATTTTGGATGAAAGCTCCATTCTGAAAAACTTCGAAGGCGAAACCAAGAAGGCAATCAATTCATTCATTCGCGAAGTGAAGTATCGTTTTCTTTCCACCGCAACCCCGTCACCAAACGATTTCATTGAACTTGGCACAAGCTCCGAGGCACTTGGTTACATGGGCTACACTGACATGTTGGGCAAGTATTTTGTGAACAACAAGGACACCATTAGCCCGGCAGGCATTGGTGTAAAATGGGTTCTCAAAGGACATGCAAGGGATGCGTTTTGGCGATGGGTAGCCGATTGGTCTATGTCAATCCGAAAACCGTCAGACATTGGCTTTGACGATTCGCGGTATGTTTTGCCACAGTTGCATGTACGGCAAAACGTAGTGCAAAACACAAAGCCCTTGGTCATTGACGGGCAAACATCCCTCTTTGCATTGGAGGCTCAAAACCTGAAAGAGATCAACGCCGAAAGCAGCGCGACCATTCGCGAACGCTGCGAAATGGCAGTACAGGTTGCGACCCCATTCGATACGTCGGTCTATTGGTGCAACCGGAACCTTGAAGCGGAATTGATCGGTAAGATTGATAAGGATGCAGTTGAGGTCAAAGGATCCATGAATGTTGACAAGAAGGAGGAAATTCTACTTGCATTCGCCGACGGGCAAATCAAGAAGCTAATCACAAAGGCAAGTATCACAGCCTTTGGCCTGAATTGGCAGCACTGCAACCACACAACCTACTTCCCTACGTACAGCTATGAGCAATGGTATCAAGCCATTCGCAGATTTTGGAGATTTGGGCAAACACGTGAAGTGTACGCCGACATGGTTCTTTCGGATGGACAAACCAAGTTGCTCCGGTCACTGAGTGAGAAAATGGATAAGGCCGACCAAATGTTCGGAATCCTCACAACGATGACTCAAGGCGGCGAAACAGCCACAGCAACCAAGCCCACAAAAGAAATTGTTTTACCCAAATTCATTTAACACAATGGTTTACGATCAAGTAATTACAGAAGACTATGCAATCTACAATGCCGATTGCATGGATGTCATTTCCACACTGCCTGACAACTCGATTGATTTGTCAGTGTACAGCCCACCATTCGCCGGACTGTACAACTACTCAAGCAATCCAAAGGACTTCAGCAACTGCGAAAACACGGATCAGTTTTTGGGCCAATACTCATTTCTCATCAAAGAAATTGGAAGGGTCACAAAGCCCGGACGCATCAGTGCAGTTCACGTGATGGAGATTGTCAGCAGGAATGGCAGCTATTGGGACTTCCCTAATGCGGTCATCAATGAGCATGAGAAATGCGGATTTGAGTACAAGGGAAGGGTTACGATTTGGAAGGAACCATTGCACGTCAGGCTTCGCACCATGCTCAAAAGCCTCACGCACCAAACACTTGTTGAAGATGCAACCGAGTGTTTTCCTGCGGCACCGGACTACCTGCTTTTGTTTCGCAAGAAGGGCAAGTGCGAAAAGCCAGTCAAGCACCTTGACGGATTGAAGCGATACTATGGAGCGGTACCCCTGCTTCCCGATACCACAACCCTCATTGGTGCTGGCGAAGTCGAAAACTACATCGAACTGAGCAATACTGTTCTCGCAAGGCTGCAAAAGCAGTATGCACACTATGAAGGGGACCACAAGGCCAATATTCTTTCGCACGTGATTTACAGGCGGTACATGTCAGGCGTTTGGGATGACATTCGTGTTGACAATGTTTTACCCTACATGGACACCAAGGATAAGGACGACGAAAAGCACGTTCACCCTTTGCAGTTGGATGTGATTGATCGCGTTGTCGAACTGTACAGCAACCCCGGCGACTTGGTGTTGACTCCATTCATGGGCGTTGGCAGTGAAGTATTTTCCCCTGTGAGCCTTGGAAGGAAGGCGATTGGAATTGAACTCAAGGAATCCTATTTCCGTCAGGCAGTCGCCAACATGCCATCGGCATACGGTCGGTTTGCTGAAGCACAATTGAAAATTGACTTCGGTTCAAAATGATCCACCCCTCCCAAATATTCACCCCAACCCAATCGAGACAAGTCGAAGCCCCAAAGCCAAAGATTGAAGACCTCAAACATTGGCGGGACTCCGACCTGCTCGATTTGGTGGAATTGATTTGTGAACTTGTTCAAAGCGAAGATTGGAAAAACAACTCCCAATCTTTGCTTGAACGTGCTCAAGAACTGCGATTGCCTTGCAGTCTGACGTTGTTGTTGCTGAATTCACTGAATCGCCTAGAACGTCTCCTAATCACAAATGATGCACCGGCAACCGAGCAAGTAATGCGAGACATGCCCAACGTGACTGCACTTGCCCGGGAACTTGGATTGGGCGGCGTGTTCACCAAAGAAGTGCAAGCCATTTGGCAAGGCACCAAGGCACCAAAACCAATTGAGCAACCGAGTACGCAGCAGGTGACAGAATCAAAGCCCACACAGCCTGAAATGCGGCCAATTGCTCAAGTCCAGGAATACGCAGCAGTTGAATGCCGAATCACGACAAACCAAACGGCAAACGGTCGTCAATGGAAGATCGGTGGTCAATTGATTGCAGAAGTTGAGAAAACGCAATTGGGCCACATTGGGAAGATGTTCAGCGGTTCATTTTGCAATCCCACACGGCCATACCGCGAATACGAATCGGCGGCGACGCAATGCCGCGAATACACTGAAGGGGTTTTGAAGATGCTCAAGACGATACCGAGATAAGATTTTTTCCGATACTACCAATACGTTCTTTGGTGAAGCGGTCGTGGTTGCTCTCGACCGCTTTCGTTTTGGGGCAAAAGAAAACAGCGCCTTGTTGGGACGCTGTTTCAAAGAACGCGATTTGGAATTAAAGTCTTCAAAGCCCTTCATCCGCATCGGAATAGGACATGTAATCGTAGTAGTCGGGATCGTTTGGATCCATGTTGGTTTGTTCATCTTCCCAGCATTCGTCACACATCACGCCTTGCGTCTCGCATTCCTCATCAACGAAGATGATCGCATGGCACTTGCAGCATTGGGTACGTTGCTTGCTCATGGCCTCAAATCCGCTAGTTGGTGACGAATGGTTTTGATGTACTTCTCCACCATGCGAACGACCTGCTGCACATCATCGGGATCGTTGGCATCAATTGCGCTGACCTGCGTTTCAATATCATCCACCGCGCTATCAATGGCATCCACGGTATTCTGAACCGACTCAAGCGTAAGGCGGTCGGATTGGCGTTCAAGTTCTGGCCAAAAGCCCTCGTCTTCGCCGTATGCTTCAAGGATTGCCGAAACAGCACCGTCAAGGTGGATGTGTTCAAGCAAGTCGGCGGCATCGATTTCGTCTTTGACCGCTTCGAACAAGTCCGATTTTGAGTAAAACCCCAATTCGACTTCCAATTCGTTGTGGCGATTGGCCTCAATTTTAGCCGACTCGCAAGAAATACCGATTGTGTACTTTGACATGTTGATTTGGATTAAGCGTTGATAGATTTCAAAAGACGTGATGCAAGTTCTTTGCAGCCAAGAACATCAAGAACCGCCAAGTAGGTCATGCTGTGAACATCGGAGGCCAAAGCCAAACCATGCATATCTGCTTCCTTGCCAGACTTGACAATTGGAGAAACAAAATTCGCAGCAGCAGTCTTGCCGTAGTTGCCGACAAGTGAATCGGCCATGAGTTGAACAAACGTAGATGCATTCATAAGACATTCATTTAAGTAACCGTCACAAAGTTAAACAAACATTTCTATAAAACAAGAAACGCACTAAAAATATTTTCAGGCTTGAAAAGGACATGAGGCAAGTGACAATAGGCAAGGCAAAAATCAGCATTCCCGATTCATGGGAAGACGTGACACTCGAAAGGTACAGTGCAGCCCTCGCAGCACTAAAGCAATACGAAGGCAACGACCGCCAAGCGATGGCAATGGCGATCTGTGAGCTATGCAACCTGAAAGAAGGGGTGTTGCTTGGAATGACAAGGGAAAACGTGCAGCAGCTACGCGACGAGCTTGCATTCTTTTTCGAGACAGCACCCGAGGCGAAACTGCAAATGGAATTCGAACTTGGTGGACAACTCTACATTCTCCCAACCGAGATTGAAAACGCCACCTTTGGAGAGTTCGTTGACCTCGACTCGACAATCATGCAGCACCGTGACAACTTGCGGGATGCGATGCCCGGGATCATGGCGATCTATTGCCGGCCACGCAATGAACCATACCTTGTTCCCGACCTCAAACAGCGAACGTCCGAACGAATCAAGGCGTTTAAGGAAATGCCAGTGGAACTTGCAGAAGGAGTGGCCGCTTTTTTTTTGACCAGCACGCAACAACGACCACTCATTTCAAACCAATATGGACTAAGTCGGCTTTCTCTAGCGATGAAGGTGAGAACGCTAAACAATTCTCCGAAGCCTACGGGTGGTATGCAACGATTGCTACGCTTACCAAGGACGATGTTCTTGCGGTGGATGCGCTCACAACTAAACGCTGCGCAGACGTTCTGAGCTTTCTGTGTGTGCTTGTTGAGAGAAACGAAGCGCAATTGGCAGACGACAAAGCCAGGCGCGACAAGGCACCAAAGAACTAAATTTCAATCATGGCAGGTGGACTATCAATCAAAAATCTTCACGACCTGATCGAAGCAGCAGCGAGGTCACATCCATCGGTCAAGTCATTCTGCAGCGGTGAACGGCATTTGATAAGTCCCGGAGGTGGTACTGAGTCGGTGAACGTGTGGCTTGAACAACCATTCTTTCGCACCCTGCAAATTCCGGAACGTGGGAACCCAACCCGAACATACCGTGTGCAATTCATGGTCTTGGATATTCCGATGGAAGACCGATCGGATGAACTCGACATCATTTCGCGGTGTGACTTGATTGCCGATTGGATCATCATCAAATTGAATGAGGAAACGGATGCATGGTTGGGGCAATCAATCAGTGTCATGTCCTTGGCAGCATACCATGGCGATTTGTGGGCAGGTGTTCGGGTGGAACTTGAACTCACAACCGGAATGCCCATCGATGCCTGCGATGTTCGTAATCTGTAACCAACAATGGCAGCAACCCGAACCGAAATAGACAATGCACTCAAGGACATTGCCGCAGCATTGACACTATCCATTCAGGCAGCATTGGCGGAAATCGATCTCGATGATACGGGGCTATCCAAATCAATCGAATCCAAAGTGAGCAATGGCGACACGGTGACGGCATACATGGTGGACTATGGGCGTTACGTGATCAGTGGCAGACGCAAATTTGCGCGCAAGGTTCCGATTGCTGCACTGCTCGTTTGGATTGAAAAGAAGGGCATCAAGTCACGCAATCCGAAAATGTCCATGAACAGCCTAGCATTCGCCATTCAAAACGCGATCTACAAAAACGGCATTCAGGGCCGCGACTTCATCACCCCATCGGTCAATGATGAATTTTTGGCCCTTGCAGAAGAGTTGATCCTTGATGCCCTTGCGAAGGAATTGGAGAATGCTTTGCAGCCAGCTACGGCCTAATCAAGTTCCACAGGTGCATTGAATCCCATGGACCGCGCATGTCTTCGCATCCCATAAATAGCATCTTGAAAGTACGGTATTCCATGCCCCTCATTCGCGGCGGTTCCGAGGCTTGTCAGGCGTTTGGGGCCAAGTGTGGATGAATGCCAAGTCAGAATGTAAAAGGTTGTGCCACGGGCTTTCTTTGGCTCAATGGTGTAGCGTTCACGGTTTGATTGGTATGTGTGGGTCATTTGCCGAAGTACGCATGGTAAAGCGAATCAAGATTTGAATGATCGCGGCGAATGTTCGTTCCTTCAAAATACAGCGTTTTAGCGTACCAAGTTGACGTGAATGCCTTGTATGCCTTGCGGGGCGCACGGTCGGCATTCGCATTGTAGTAAATCAGTGACAGCACGAAAATGAATGCGCTCAGATATGTTGGGAGCCACTTCATTTCCTCTTTCCGTTTTCGTCAAAATATTCCATGCCGTCAAATGGTGGACGTGTGCCCGGCATAATGCGTGTTCCGTAGTCAACCCATTCAGAATTCTTGGGCTTGTACGGCTCCAAATTCAGCTTTTGCGGGTTTCGTTTGGCAATCTCGATTAGTTGCCGTTGCCGTTCTTTCTCCTGCTCAGTCATTTGATTCTCCTTTCTTGATTAAATTTTCCCCGTCCACTGGAATTTGGCTCATTCCCCTGACCCTCCACTGATGCTTGCATTTGGGGCAGTATGCCTCAACATGGGAAACAGAATAATCAAAGCACGATTCGGAAATTGAGTCGACGGTGCTGCTAGTTTGCTTGTACGTGCTATTTTCGACAATGCCTCTATTTCCGCAAATTGTTCCGAATTCCATTAATTCAAGCCTTTTGCAATTGCATTTTGGGCACTTCATCCCTGCACCCCTCCTTTCTTGTGCGCTTCGATCACCTTTTCTATGGCGACTCCTGTTGAATTTAGTCGCTTGTCGGTCACGTTACTGAATCCATCGCCGTATGTATATGCGAATCCGTGAACTTTTTTGATTTCCTCCAACGCCTCCACCAATGCGGCGGATTTGGCTTGAAGCGCTGCAATGCGTTCATCCTTGACCTCGATTTGAATGCGGTGGGTTTCGGCATCATTGGCCCTCAGTCGATTGAGCCTTGACTTGTATCGTTTTGACAGGCGACTCCGTTCGGCTTGCACAGCGTCACGCGCATGCTCGACCGCAAATTCAGCCATCCAATTTTTTACAAGGGTGTGATTGGCTAGGCCATTGAATCCCTTTTCCCTGACAAACTCTTCTGCCTTGGCGGTCAACTCTTTGATTGTCTTTTCCATACTCATTCAAAGGTTTTGAAATTCAATCTCAAGTGCATTCAGTTCCTGCTGGTATTCGGCCAAAACGAGTTTGCCGACCACGCGCCAAAGGGTTTCGGGAATGACCATTCTTTCATTTGGTGGCAATCCATTGAACCCGTACCCCATTTCGCGGGGCACAACGTGATCCGCTTGCGTGTATTCTGCATGCTTGATCTGTTCGCGAACAAACTTGATTCGTTCCTGAATCTTGGTTGCTCTTTGTAGTGTCTCGATGTTCATGTCATTTCTTAAAGTGAAAGGTTACTAATCCATGAATTGCGGCTTGCTCAATCTTGTGCCGCTTGTAGTGCTTTTTGGTGATCGTGCCCTCTTTGGCCCATTGACGGTCGCATTCTGTACGGCTGGTATAGATGCAGAATTGCCCATCATTTGAAAGCGGGAATCCGTTTTCCTTGCTTACGATTGCCCAATAGTATTGCTTTCTCATCCGTGCTTAAAGTGCTGTGAAAAATTCTGATTCCTTGCCCGACCGCGACGGGAAAAACCGCCAACCCCATCAATGAAGCTGAATCGGTCTTGTGGCTTTTTCTTGGTAGGCAGGTCGTATGTGTCCATGCATGGCAAGTCCTTCAATGAAAGTGCAACCCCAATTTCCGGAACATGCTGCACAAAGCCGCCAAGCTGAAGCATCAATTCAGTCATTGCCGAATCTCGTTTCGCAGCTTCTTCCAAGGTGATAAACGTCACGTAGTTGGAAATGCCAGCAAGTTCAAATGCAGCAGTCAGGCGTGCACGATCTTCATCACCACAACCAACCATGCAAATCTTTGCCGGCGCATGCTCGCTTGCATACGGTTGCGCGGCACGTGCGTCAATGCCTGTACTTGTCAGCGCATCAACGAACATTTTCAGTTTTTCAGAATTGTCTCTATCCATGCCCCAAACCTACACAGCCCCAACAGTATAGGCAAATGATTTGGTCGGGTGCTTGGTTAGGACATGGCAAAGAGTACATTCGACTGGAACAACGATAAGCGGAACAACGCCCACACGGTCGCTCCATTGACCGACTTTGACGAAATGGCATCCAAGGCGCAACAGGTACTTGCATTGTCGGAAACATCCTGCTTGCCCGTATTTCTGCACAATGCATCGGCGATCTACGCCCGACTTGAAGACCAAGGCAAGGAGGCCAAACAATCGGCAATACTACTTGCAAGACACGAACGCCTTGCCCACCTGCTGCAAATGTGGGAGAACTCAAATCCAATTGATTTTTATCTACTCAAATTCCCTGCATGGTGGTTATCCGACCGCCTGCAACGATACCAAGAAAGGAGACATCACAATGTTTAGTTGGACAATTGACGGCAAAGAATACACAGCTCCACAGGGCTACGGTGAAATCACAGTTGCGGACTTCACAGCCTACATGGCTACGGTCGCAACACTCAAGCCTGCAAAGCCACGGGCATCGGTTGTTGGACGAATCGGCAAAGGCATCATCGCCCGACTGACTGCGAAGGTCAAAGCCAAGAAGCAACAACTCGAACAACAACGTGCCGACGCTGAACACGATTGGTTGAAAGTCATGGAATTTGAACTCGCATTCGTTCAGCACTGGTTGAAATTGCCATTCGATGTTGCAAGCCGAATTGACTTCACTGAAATTTCAGCCCTGCATAACTTCTTGATCAAGTCATGGGGTTCATGGAAACCGACCGAACGCATCGCAGCATTCACGCACGGTGGCAAGACTTACGACGTGGACTACTCCATTGACACGTTGGGCGCCATTGACCACAAAGCGGACTTGTCGGTGATTCTATCCCAGCTATGCACACACAAAGGCAAGCATCCATCCCCTCGACTCATGGGTGGGGTGTCATTGCATGTCCTTGCCTCCATCATGCACGAAGTCGCACGTCGTCAAAAGGCAATCGGATCCATTGTTGGGGCCTCAATTCTTGAATCCTTCAAAATCTAAGCAATGGCAACTGAAAAAAGCTACGCGCAACTGATCGAAGACCGCAAAGCAGCGCAAGACAAGGTGGTCAATCTTCACAATGGCGATCCCGGATACGGTCACGCCGTGAACGAATTCAAAAATGCCGTAAAGGCACTCAATCAACTCGACAAAGAATTGGAGGCCCACAATGGCAAGCAATAAAACGATTGCGGTTCAGGTTCAATTCAACGGCATCAATGAGGCGGTGAACTCCCTCGATGCCCTAAACAAGGAACTGACAAGGCTCAAGACTGAGCAAGGCAAGTCCGACCCAACATCGGAGCAATTCAAGGAACTCACACGGTCTATTGCCGCAACAACGTCGGCAATCAACGACCTGAAAGCTGAACAGAAGTCGGCGAATGCTGCATTTGAGGAACAGCGATTCGCAGCAGGCAGCTATGCAGCTATCGCAGCGGAAACAAAGCGATTGACTGACGAAATCAAGACGCTTTCAGTTGGTGTCAACGCTACGCAGCAGGAATACGACGACCTGCAAGCCCGAATCGTTGCCAACAATACAGCCCTTGCGAACATGAATGCAGGGCTGAAGGCAGTCAAGGAGTCACAAAAGCAATCCATCGATGCCGCGGCGAATTCTGTTCTTGAACTGAAGAATAAATTGCGCGATCTACGGGCCGAACAGCAAAACACCGATTCAGCAACGGAGCGATACACCGAATTGGGCAATGCCATCGCAGCCACAACGAGCGATTTGAAGGCATTGGAGGCTGAACAAAAGTCAGTCAATGCAGCGTTTGAAGAATCGAAGCTCGCAGCGGGATCGTATGCCCAACTCACAGCAGAAACCAAGCGGCTCACACTGGAACTGAAGTCCATGTCCGTGGGTGTGAATGCAACTCAAGAAGAGTACGACGCGACACTTGCCAAGATCAAGGAGAACAACGCAGCAATCACCGACATGAACCGCGAAATGCGGAACTCGAAGTCTATTGCTGAACGATTCCGAGAAGGTGCGGTGGCGGCGTTCAAGGATGTGGCTGTTTCCATCGTTGCCGGTGTGACAGCATTGGAGGGATTCAACGCCCTCAAAGGCATTGGTGAACTTGGTCTTGATCTCGAACGGGGTTTTGCGCAAGTCAACACGGTTGCACAGCTCACAGAAGACCAACTCGCATCACTCCAAAGCCAGGTTCTTGAGACGGCACGCAACTCGACTGCCGATTTGGAGCAAGTCCCCGGCGCATTGTTCAAGATTCTTTCAGCAACCGGCGATGTTGAAGAATCCCAACGCATCCTTGAAGCATCACTAAAGGCCGCTCAAGTTGGCTTCACCGATTTGAGTTCTGCAGCGGATGCAGGATCGCAGATTTACGGAGCGGTCAAGGGGCAAGTCAAGGATGTGAACGAAGTCTTTGACGTACTGTTCAGGACTCAAAAGGAAGGTGTGTTGACGTTTGCCGATCTTGCGAAGGAAATTCCACGTGTTGCAGGCACGGCAAACAATGCAGGGGTGTCGTTTAAGCAAACGGCGGCATCACTTGCAACGCTGACAAAGGCGGGTTTGGATGCAAATCAGTCAGCAACCCTATTGGATGCCGCATTTAGGGAAATCGCCGACCCAAAGAAACAAAAGGGATTCAAGGAATTGGGTGCATCCCTGTTTGATGCACAAGGTAACGCAAGGCCATTGATCGATGTTGTCACCGATCTTGGCAAATCACTGCAAGGGTTGAGCCTTGAGCAGCGGCAAGCGCAATTGGCAACCATTGGCCTTGGCAGCGAGGCGGCAAAGGGCATAGGAACGCTATCTCTGAATGTAAAAACATTTGGCGAAGTCACTGATTCAATTGTCAACGGTTCACTTGGTGAATTCAACAGGCAATTGGAGGCATCTTCCAACACGTCGGATGATCTCAAGGCCGCAACCAACAACCTGAAAGTAACGCTCATTCAAAACCTGCAACCTGCATTTGAGACGGTCGGTCGGGGATTGGTGGGCATTGCTCAAGCCGCGGCGAATGTCATTTCCTTCTTCTTGGAAAACAAGGGTGTAGTGTTGCTTTTGGTGTCGGCGTATGCGGCATTGAATGCAGCACAAATCCAATCCTTTGCCGTGTTGGTCAAACAACGTGCATTGCGTTTGGCACTCTTTGCGATTGACAAGGCGGAACTTGCACTGACTACGCTACGGACCGCAGCAGTGACCGCTTACGGCGTAGCGCAACAAATCCTTGCAGGACGATTGACGATTGCAGCGGCGGCGCAACAGCTGTTCAATTTGGTCATGGCGGCAAATCCGGTTGGTGCCGTTGTTGCGGCCACGACAGCACTTGCAGGGGTGTTGTTGATCCTTGCCAACCGAACCAAGGAAGTCACGGAGGCCGAACGCAAACGCGCTGAAGTCACGGCCCAAATCAACGAAGCGGCGAAGTCTGCCAATGCTGAAATCGGCAAAGAGACTGCAAGCCTTGAAATCTTGGTCAAGGGCATCCGAGACGAAACCAAGTCCAAGGAGGAAAAGAAGCGCATCACAGACACGTTGCTTTCGCAGTATGGCAGCTATCTAAGTGAGCTCGACAAAGAAGCTGTGAAGGCTGGGAATGTCGAAGTTGCCTATCGCAAGATCAAGGCCGCAATTGTGGACAACATCGTAATTCGCCAAAAGGAAGAAGCGATCAACAAGATTTTCAGCGAGCAAATCGAACAACAACGCGACGCAGCATTGCGTCTTGGTGAAGGGTTTGGATTCACGGCCGATCAAGTCTTGAACATGGTTTCCGAATTTGAGAAGTTCCCCAACTCGATTAAGGACGCGATCAACGCAGGTGACGGACTCAAAGCCCTTGGATCAAACGCAGCGGCCGGATTTACCGAGGCCCAAAAAACGACGGTCAAGTTCTTTGCCGACGTGGAAAAGAATTCGCTAAAGCTGGGCGACAGGGTATCCGCATCCGTTGAGGACGTGAACCGAGCATTGAAAGAAGGAGCCGACCCAAAAAAACTTGGAGCCGACGTTGCATTGAAGCAAATCGTTGCAGCGGAAAAAGCAATGGCCGACGGCCTGACCGACATCGAAAAGAAATTCGGATCACTCAAAGGAACGATTGAAGGCGAAGACGGATACGGCGGCGAAGCAGCAGCCGATGCAGCATTGTCCGTTGCCGAACTCAACAAGGAGGTTCAACGCCTGCAAGAACTCCAACAACTCGAAACCACAGCGGAAGGTTACAAGGCAGTTGGCAAACAGATCGATGAAGTCAAGCGAAAAATCGAAGCAATCACAGGCGCATCCGACAAGTCCAGAGCAGCATCCACGAAAGCCGCAAAGGAAACCGAGAAAGCAGCCGATGCAGAAAAGGATGCAGCGGAAAAACGCGCAGCCAACTTGATCGAATTGCGCAAGAAGCTGACAGATACTTTGATTGCCAATGAGGACGACGCAACCGCCCAACTACTCGCAGCAGAAGAAGAAAGGTATGCACGTGAGCAGCAATTGGCGATTGACAATGCCTTCAAAATCATTGGCGATGCCAAGGCGACCGATGAAGAATTGCAGGAGGCAAGCACGCTGCAAAATGCGATTCTTGAGCAACTTGAAATTGAGCACTACCAAAAGCTGAATGACATCACGGCCGAAGGCTTGCGTAAGGAACTCGAAATCCAGGAGAAGTACAATGAAGAGCAAGCCGCGCAACGTCGCCGGATTCTCGAACTGAACCTCGACACGATTGACAACGAACTTGCAACGGAGGAAAAGAACTTTAAACGGCGCAAGGAACTCATTCAACAGCAGACCGCGCTACGGGTTCGGCAATCGGAATTGGAAGCCCTGCAAGCCTTGAAAGATGCCAAGACGGATGAAGAACGCACGGCAATCATGGAGAACGCAGCATCGGAGCGGGTTCGCATCCTGAAAGAGCAGGCAGGACAAATCGAAGAGGAACGCAAGAATCAGGGCCCATTGCTTGCCCGAATCTTGGGTATTGACAAAGAAGAACTCGACAAGTTCGCCGACGTGTTCAAGGAATTCGGAGCAGTGCTGAATGAGGCAATAGATCAATTCTTTGCAGCGCGTTTGGCAGCATTGGACAAGTTGATCGAATCGCAGCAAGAGAAAATCGACAAAGCCAGCGAAGCAGCACAACAGCAAGTGGAACGTGTGGCATCATTGGAGGAACGATTGTTGACCGCCACAGGTTCGAGACGTGAACGCCTCATCGCCCTGATTGACAAAGAGCGTCAACGTGAACGGGAACTCTTCGCCGAAAAGATCAAGCAGGAAAAGGCCAAAGCCGCAATCGAAGCGCAAAAGATCGCCATTGAGCAGCAGCAAGCGAAGATCCGTAAAGCACAGGCAATTGCTCAAGCGGTGGCAAATACGGCGGTGGGTATCACTCGCACGATTGCTGAGGTGCCTAAGGCAGACTTTGGTGTCTCGACTGCAATTCTGATCGCACTCTATGCAGCACTGGGAGCCGCGCAAGTCGCCTTAATCTCGAATCAGAAGTTTGCAAAAGGTGGCTTGGTTGACGGGCCATCCCACGACAACGGAGGTGTAACAATGGCAGTGCCTTCACAGGGCCGCATGGTTGAGCTTGAAGGCAACGAGTACGTGGTGAACAAACGCGCAACCGAGCGCAATGCAGACGTATTGGCGCGCATCAACAAAGAAGGCCACAGCACGTCCTTTGCAATCGTTCCAAGGCAATTCGCTAACGGTGGGCAAATCACGGCTCCAAACTTTGCGGCAATCAACAACGCAGCGCAACAGCAGAACACAGCCATTGCAACGGATCGCCTTGACCGGATGATTGAATTGCAGGAGGCTTTTTTGAGGAAACGCATTTACGCCGATCCGGTTCAGTTCAGGGATGCAATCGATAATGTTTCGATCATCGAACGTCGGGGAAGGTTCTAGGCTTGAGGGTTCATAGTTGGATTTGGGTTAAAAGCAAAACGCCTCAACATCACGTTGGGGCGTTTGCGATTTGAGGACGGGGATAGAAAACGCAGGCACCTAGAATGGTTTCAGAACGCCGCGCATTTCAAGCATGGTTTCGACCTTTTTCCAATCAACGTAAGGCCTACCTTCCCTGACAAGAATCAACGGAATGCCCAATGCCGCATCGTCAATGTACAAGTTTGCATAGGCCTTTGGTGAATGGGTCCAAGTTGGTTGTTCGGGGTTGGTGTTGATCCCCCAAAGCGGTATTCCATTTTTGGCAAACCATGCAACGGCATCGGAAAGGTATGGACCTCCAACCGCATGAATGTCGGGGTGGTCACTTTTGGGCGACTCAACATCGCTTCGCATTGTCCATAAAATCAACTTGTGGCCTTCTTCTTCAACAAGTCGTTTAAGCACTGGTGCAGCTCCGATGTCTCTTCCAACTTTTGGGAACTCATGCGTTACGCACGTGCCGTCAAAATCAATTGCAATAATCATTGTCTCTTCTAAATTGTGGCAAATGCCTGTGAATTATTCGCGTGTGTAAACCTTGACCACCTTGAACCGAATGCGAGAAACCCGATCAACGAGGACGACAAATGTTCCTGTACCGATGATGAACCCAGCATCATACCAGCGGCCCGTGTTGTTTCGTGCATAGACCACGACATCGCTCCAAATGAGGGAAGCAAAGAAGTCCTCAATAAGAATGAACCCATGCCACAGACCACCCCAAAAGCCGTACTGGTGGCAATCAAAGCAGTAGATTTGAACAGGTGTCGCGTCGGCGCATCCTGCAACGAGCAGGGCCAAAGCTGCAAAAATCAAGTATCTATTTTTCATCTTCATTTTATTTCAATCAATGAATCCAATCACTTTGATTTGGTCGGGACTAAACAGCGTGCCCGTCGTTGAAAACTGAAGCGACATTGGAGCCGATTCAAGATAAACGGGAACCTTGCCATTGATAGGCTTATCCGAATGCTTGGTGCGTCCCGTCCTACCGTCGGCAATGACCTCCACCATGTAACCACTATTTTTGTAGAACCTGCTCATATCGAATCTTGGTTATAAATCTGCCTACGTTCTTTGAACAACTCAAACCGTTCCTTCCCAATCGCCTCCATTCGTTTCGTGATCTCGACTTTACGAATCATTTCACGGTGGGTAAGCGTCGGCAATTCATCCCGCAAGTCTTGCCATTCCTTTTCAAGAATCGCGTCGCTTTCGAGTGACGTGCTCAACTGTGATTGGGTATCCATGGAATTACTCAATCTCGCATAAGAGTAATCCCAGAATATTTACAGATTTGCTCAACTTCTGTCAACGACCTTTTTCCAAAGTTCCTGCAAGTGAGAAGCATTCTCCTAGTAACGTTTTCAAGGCATGAAACCTTGGCAGATTGAAAGTCAATGCCCCATTCGCTAGCATGGCGTTTGAGGGTATTGAATAGCCGAATGGACATGTCAACATCCTTCAGCTTTGTATTCTTGGTGATGCCAACAAACGGACTTAGCGTATCGGTGTAGCTACGTGCAAGCTTTTCATCTTGGCGCGTCTGCTTCTCAAATAGGCGTATTGTTTCAACAGCAGCTTGAAACTCATCAAAACTGACTACTCGCTTGCCAGTTGCCTTTGATTTTTGATCAAATCCATTTTCCATGCCACAACATTCCGAATTCCCCCAGCGACGTGCAAGCGTTTTGGTCGGCAAACAGAAAAC